CGTTTTGAAAGAAATCCCCGATCAGCGATCCGAGACCCATTTCATAAATCTGAGCGTACTCCTTTTGTTGCATTTTTTTTACTCCGGTAGCGTATGAGCTCCAGCAAATACATTAGGAGCTGTTACATGAACATCTCTTCTTATATCTGCTTCGGTTGTTTCTGTGCTAGGATTATCAATGTCAGCTTGACACTCCTCGTGTGAACTATATTCGTGACCTGTTTTTGTATTAGTAATTGTAGTTTCTACTTT